CCTGACAAAACAAGAAACTATGAGTCTTTAATCAAAGAAGCCGCAATAGAAGCAATGGGAACTAGCGAACCCTTAGAAACCCCTGTAACGCTGTATTTGTACATCAGAGCACCAATTCCTAAGTCTTTGCCTAAAAAGCGCATAGAAGCCTGTTTAAACGGCTTAGAGAAGCCAATTAAGAAGCCTGACGCATCCAATGTGCTTAAAAGTGTAGAAGACGCTATGAATGGAGTTGTTTACAAGGATGATTCGCAGATCGTGAACATCCATGTTTCCAAGGTTTATTCAAGTGTTTCAGGAGTAGATGTTTGCATAAAAGAATGCTTGGATTAGGGTAAGTCCCAATACAAAACCTTGCAAAACAAGACTAACATTTAATTTTTAAACAGGAGTTAATGATGGAAAAAACTTGGGAATTTGACACAACCACAGGCGAAGGTAGCGAGATCGTTACTGTCGTCTACGAGTATGAGAACGATGGTGAGACCACCTATAACGAGTCAATCAAAGAGGTTTGGTTTGAGGGTCGCAATGTCATAGGCTTGTTCTCTGATGAACATTTCAAAGAACTAGAGATGGAAGCGGCTATGCGTTTCCAACACCATAAGCTGAACTACAAGATGGAGGATGTATGACTAACCAAGAAAGAGATTTGTTTGTTAAGGCTTGCAAACTTCTAACTGTTGCCAGCTTTTATAGCGACAAAAACAGGCAAGAAAGCAAAGTTGTTGCTGAACAAATACAGGATGCATTGATTATTGACGCATCAAATATATTGGCAGAACATAACAATGCGGAAGCGAACTAAACGCAAGGTATGGGCATTGATTGATCCTCTCACTCATGCCCTAACTGGTGCAGCCATCACCCAAAGGGATAAGCTAGACAAGCTCAGAATGCTCGAATACTCAGCACTAGAAGCAATGACCAAAGGACAAGGAACAGTAACCGATTGGAGAACCTTAGTCGATGTTCTAAACCTAAGTGAAACGATGGCAAGGCACAACATCGGAAAAGATGAGGTCATGCCTGTTTGCCAAAAAGCCCAAGATGCTCTCCACCAAGCCGCAGAACGCTACCAAAACACAATGAAGATGGGTTTATCAGGCGAAGGCATCAAAGCGGTGAGAGATTTAATCGAATATGCTGATTTACAACAATCAAGCATTAGTCGATCTGAATTCGAGAGATATATTAAGAAAACCAAAGATTATATTAAATCAAATAATGATTTAGTCGTGGAGATAATATGAACGAACCAACAAAAGCAATTCAATATTTAATAGATACTGCTCCACTATATGCCAAAGCCAAGTCCGACCGAATGTACTTGGAAGAATTCAGGAAAAGCAGAAAAGCCCAACTCATGGCCCAAGCTGGCACTGAGGTACTTGGAAAGCAAGAAACCTACGCCTACGCTCACCAGGACTACATCGAGATTTTAGAAGGCATCAGGCAGGCAGTAGAAACGGAGGAGAAGTATCGATGGCTAATGACCGCAGCTCAAGCACGTATAGAGTGTTGGCGCACCGAACAATACTCAGCCCGTATTGAAATGAAAGCCACAACTTGAACAACAAACTAAACGCAAAAGAGAGGTTGCACCTAGCAAGGGTTAAAAACCTCCCGTGCAGCGTTTGCCAGGCACAAGGCCCAAGCGAAGCCCATCACTACAAGCAAGGGCTTCAGTACACTTGCATTGCTTTATGCGTTGATTGCCACAGAAACCCAGTGCTTGGATGGCATGGTCAAAAGAGGGCATGGGCTATCAATAAAATGGATGAGATAGACGCACTAAACGAAACGGTTCGCAGATTGTGCGAAGATATGCCTTCAAAAGGCGATAAAAGCCCGTTCTAGGCGTTTTAAATGGCTTGTCAATACCAACCATGCCAGACGTAAAAAAAAAGCTTATAGCCCTCAATTGATAGACAAGAAAAAACCCTCCGAAGAGGGCTTGAATTTAGCGTTTTGTAAGTATTCGCAGAATGAGGGCTAATGTTGCATAGATCATAAAGCCCCCATTGATTGCAAAATTGTATATCCGCATTCAGGACAATCATCGGTTGATTCACCAACTAAACTACCAATATTTAAGACTAAGTGACAGTGAGGGCAAATAACTGTATCCGTATTTCTAAGCGCATTATTTATCTCTAATTCTGATAAACCGAGAGATTTTTTAATATTTTCTACTGTTTCGCCAACAAATAAAGCAGATATTATTTGATCTGATAACATTTTTAACCCCTTAAAAGTTTTGATAAATAAATGTATCGTCTGAAGTTGACCCGATAACTGAAGTGCTATCACATAAATAATCCATAACTTGCTGTTTTTGTTTTTCTTCACTTTCACTATTATCTAATTCAATAGAATAATCTGAAGCAATATCTTTCCAGTGTTGTTCGCTATATTCACAGCAAATAGCAATTACATCTAATTCAATTTCTTCATTATTATCTTTTTCATAAGATTCAAAATAATCAAATAATTGCTCTAAGCCTTCACGAGAAAAGTTATCAGGGCGAATAGAGTTGAAAGCATGGCGAAAATCATCAAAATGTACTGTTGTTTTCATCGTTAACACCTTTTAAATTGAAAACCTTGGGAAATTCCAAGGCCATAAGCCCCTGAATTAAGGGCTTACAGTCTTAAAATTAAGATAAAAGGGCTTTGCAAAGTAGATCAGCCTCATGTAGATCAATGGCTGACCTGAAAGCCTCTAAGTATTCGGCAAATTGTGGGTGATCTGGCCTCATGTTGACCCCGCCAGCCTTGCGAGTTGATTCGACAATGATTCCAGCACTGTTGGCCAGATATGCAGCGTAATTGCTTGAAGTGTGTAAAGTGAGCATTATTGACACCTATAAAAAAGAAAAAGAGAGATTATTTAGTCAGGACATCAAAGTATGCCAATAGACCAATACACAGGATAAGACCCGCCAAGATTGCTGTCAGGATATCTTTTTGGTTATCGTTCATGCTTTGCCCTTAATTGTTTGTATCTTTTTGCCACCTTTGGCAATGTTATCGTTTCGCCCGTTACTGTTTGAAGTATGAACAACATCATAAGAACCATTGGGCATTTCCCATATTTCAATGCCATCCAAGGAGTCTCTGAAGGTTTTAACCTTTTCCTTGGCGTATGAAATAGCTTCATCTTTTTTCATATTGACACCTATTAAAAGTTGATAGAAGAGAGAGCAAAATCTTACCCTCTCACATATATAGCAGGGAAGAATCGTGCCAGTTGCTGTAAGTCGTTGATTCTATTGACCCCTCCATTTCCCTAATAGGGTTTACCCTGAGAATTAAAGTATGCAATAATTAAATAAATCAATTTTTTGGAATATTTCGACAATGGCAAGACCGCCAAGCCCCAACACTGTAAACTTTTTAAGAATACTGTCAGACCCACAAAGGATGATCCTCCTGGCAGCGGGTGAAGGGAATATTTCAAGGGGATTCGAGAATGTGCTTTCTTTATATCAACACGCCCACAATCAAGGATTCAGACCTGACATGGAATTGAGTTCGTTAGGAATAATCGCGGGAACAACTAACAGCCCCAATGAAGATGAATCACTAAGGGATAAGGTAAGGGAAGATAGAGGGAACGTATAGACAAACACAATGACAAACAATAATTCAAGTACCCTAGAAATGGTGCATCAAACCCTCTCCCAACTTTATGCAAAAAACGCATAACCTTTGCACTAAGGGTAAACCCTGATGTATGGGGGGGGAGGGGGTGGTGATGGGTGGTAGAAATTTGTGGTACCTCCCACCCTCAGAAAAAGCTAAATTGAAAGGAAAACATGGAAACGACTCTAAAGCGTGGAAGAGGAAGACCGAAGGGGAGCGTCAAGATGACGATACAGAGGTTTGCTGATAACCCTCCTGCGATACTGCCTAAGACTGATCACCAGAGGCTCAAGGAGTTGAAGGAATTGATGATTAGGAGTGGAGGTAAGGATGTTGCTCAGAAGGTAATAGAGATAGCGTTGAATGACGAGCATCCGCATCAATTGGTGGCTTTGAAGATGTGTTTAGACAGGACTTTACCTGTGAGTATGTTTGAGAAGGATAAGAGTCAGAGGAGTGCTGTGACGATTAACATTACAGGACTAGGAGTTGAGCCTACTGTAATAGAGGCAGATGACATTACCGATGTTTAAATAACATTCAGTTGTATTCTTGTTTAAGCAAGAGTATAATTGCAGTATGAAAAAATGTACTTACTGCAAAATTGAAAAACCTCTTGATGCTTTCTACAAAATTGCTAATGGCACAAAAGGTGTTCGTCCTAGATGCAAGGAATGTATGGCATTGCTTGAGAGAAAAAAGTATGCGTCGGATGAAGAGTTTAAAAATAGAAAGCTCAATATGCAAGCTATAAAAATGCGTGAAGATGAAGAGTTTAGAGCTAGGCATTATGCTTCTTGTCGTTCAGGTCACTTAAAACGTAGTTATGGTTTAACTCAAGAGGATTTTGAGCAAATGCTTGCTTCTCAGGGTGGTGGTTGCGCTATATGTGGTACTAAACAAAAATATGGTGAGCAAAAGACAAGAATGGTAGTAGACCATTGCCATTCAACTAATAAAGTTCGTGGAATACTTTGTGACTTATGCAATACTGCTCTTGGCAAGTTCCATGATGATGTAAATCTATTAAGCAATGCTATTGGATACTTAAACAAAGGAAAAAATGGCTGATTTGAATTTCTCTCTTTTGCCGTGGCAGCAGGAAGTTTTTGCTGACAAAAGCCGATTCAAAATCGTTGCTGCTGGGCGTCGATGCGGAAAATCTAGGTTATGTGCCATCACGCTGATTATAGAAGCTCTAAGATGCCCTCAAGGGTCTGCAGTGCTATATGTATCGCCTACTATGGGGCAGAGTCGTCAAATCATATGGGATTTGTTGCTTGATTTGGGAAGGGATGTTATTCAAGCTAGTCACGTTAACAATCTTGATATTACGATGATTAACGGAGCAAAAATCTACGTTAGGGGTGCAGATCGTCCTGACACTTTGCGTGGAGTTTCACTTACTTATGCGGTGCTAGATGAAGTTGCCGACATCAAACCTGAAGCATGGGAGCAAGTTATTCGAGCCAGTTTGAGCGATAAAAAGGGTCGTGCGCTATTTTTGGGAACTCCAAAAGGGCGAAATTGGTTCCATGACTTGTACAAACTTGGAGAAGAAAATACTGATTCAGACTGGAAATCATGGCATTTCACTACTGCCGACAATCCGCTAATCGACCCATCAGAAATCGAGTCTGCCAAGAAAACTCTATCCACATTTGCCTTCAAACAAGAATTTATGGCATCGTTCTCCAATGCGGGGAGTGATGTTTTCAAGGAAGAATGGATTAAATATGGGGAAAGACCGAATAAGGGGTCATATTTCATCTCTGTTGACTTAGCGGGGTTTGAGGAGGTTGCCAAACAAGCGGGTAATGCCAAGAAGCGGTTGGATGAGTCTGCTATCTGTGTTGTTTATGTCACAGAGGATGGAAAGTGGTTTGTTGACAAGATTATTCACGGAAGGTGGGATATTAGAACGACTGCTGTGAACATCTTGATGGCTATTCGGGATTACAGGCCTTTGAGTATTGGGATTGAGAGGGGGGCGCTTAAAAACGCTGTTTTGCCCTATTTGAGCGACTTGATGAGGAAAAGTAACATCTATGCCCATATTGTTGATTTAACGCATGGGAATAGGAAAAAAGCAGATAGAATTATCTGGGCATTGCAAGGAAGGTTTGAACATGGCAGAATCACGCTCAATTCAGAAGAGAATTGGGATGAGTTTGTTGACCAACTTCTAATGTTTCCCGCACAGGGGGTTCACGATGATCTGCCTGATGCGCTTAGTTATATAGACCAGCTCGCCGTTACCTCATACTTTGAGGAAGACGATACCGATGATTGGCAGCCTGTGGACATAATATCGGGGGTTTGAGCATGGAATTTCAAGAGCCAACAGAATCTGATAAAGAACTCGTAGCGTTTGTTGTTAACCATTGTGATCGTTGGAGAGACTATCGCAATACCAATTATCTGGATGACTGGTTGGAATATGAGCGCATCTTTACTGGTGAATGGGCTGCTGAAGATAAAACCCGTGATTCCGAGAGAAGCCGAATTGTCACTCCCGCTACCCAACAGGCTGTAGAAACCCGTCATGCAGAGATCATTGAGGCTATCTTTGGTCAAGGTGAGTTCTTTGACATTCAAGACGATATTCGTGATGTAAACAACAATCCATTGGATGTAGCCGCTATCAAGGCTCAACTGATGGAAGACTTCAAGATAGACAAGATTCGCAAGTCCATTGACCAGATTGAGTTGATGGCTGAAATCTATGGTACTGGCATTGGTGAAGTCATTGTTAAAACAGAGAAGATCTTTGTTCCCGCTACCCAAGCAATACCTGGTCAAGTCGGTCAAGCCGCTATTGGTGTGATTGAGAAGGACAGGATTGCAGTCAAGATTGTTCCTGTTAACCCTAAGAACTTCTTGTTTGACCCAAATGGGACTTCTATTGAAGACTGTATGGGTGTGGCTATTGAGAAGTATGTCTCTATCCACAAGATTGTTAGAGGTCAAGAAGAAGGCATCTATCGCAAGGTAGAGGTTGGTACTGATTCTGAAGACTCTGACTTAGAGCCTACTCAAGAGGTTAGCCAATACCAAGACGACAAAGTTAAGCTATTGACGTACTATGGCTTAGTTCCTAGAGAGTATCTTGACCAACTTGAGGATGAGTCAGAAGTTGAAGATTTGTTCCCTGAAGACTCTGTGCAAGACGAGTATTCCGATCTGGTAGAGGCTATTGTTGTTATTGCTAATGACAATGTGCTTCTCAAAGCAGAAAAGAACCCTTACATGATGAAAGATAGGCCAATTCTGGCTTATCAAGACGATACAGTTCCTAATCGTTTGTTGGGTCGTGGTACTGTAGAGAAGGCTTATAACTCTCAGAAGGCTATTGACGCACAGATTCGTTCACATTTGGACTCTCTGGCGCTCACTACAAGCCCTATGATGGCTATGGATGCCACTAGACTGCCTAGAGGTGCTAAGTTTGAGGTAAAGCCAGGCAAGGCAATCCTGACAAACGGCAATCCATCAGAGATTTTGTTCCCCTTCAAGTTCGGAAATACCGATTCTGGGAACATTACCACCGCCAAAGAGTTCGAGAGAATGCTACTTCAGGCTACTGGAACACTAGACTCACAAGGAATGGTATCCAATGTATCTAGGGATGCGAATCAGGGTGGTATTTCGATGGCTGTTGCCTCAATTATCAAGAAATACAAGCGTACATTGGTGAACTTCCAAGAAGATTTCTTGATACCATTTATCAATAAGGCGGCTTTCCGCTATATGCAGTTCGACCCAGAGCGTTATCCTACTGTTGACATGAAGTTCATACCGACTGCAGCTTTGGGTATCATTGCTCGTGAGCATGAACAACAACAGTTCATTTCCTTACTCCAGACACTTGGCCCTAATACACCTGTTTTGCCTGTGATTCTCAAGGGAATCATGGCTAATTCTTCTTTGTCTAACAGATATGAGTTGATTCAGATGTTGGATCAAATGGCTCAACCTGATCCACAAGCACAACAGATGCAACAAGCACAGCAAGAGTTGGCTCTACAAGCTGCACAGGCTCAGATTGCAGTTCAGACTACCCAAGCAGAGCAAAATCGTGCTGAAGCGGCTAAATTGATGACTGAAGCACAGTTAATGCCTCAAGAAGTCCAAGCCAAGACACTTGCTGCAACGACCAAGAACTTGCCTGACAATGATGCTATGGCTGAAAAAGAATTCAATAAGCGTGTCAAAATCGCAGAATTGATGCTTAAAGAAAAAGACATTGAGAATAAGTTAAAGGTTGTTGAATTGCAAAACATGGACAAGAACGAGCAAAAAGCAAAAGA